GCGTACCTCTACGATAGGCTTGAAGACTTCTTGTAACTCCTCCTTGATTTGTTCTGATTCATCAGTAAGTCTAGCAAGTAACTGCATGGCTTTTGGTTCGTCTAGTTTGAACCCGTTCTGTTCTTGCTTGTCAATGATAGCACGTACCTGATGCTCCAGTTTAATGGAACGAGGGCTGAATGACTTCAGCATAGGGACAAGGGTTTGATATACTTTGGCTGTCAACTCCACGTCACGGATACAATACTTCAGCATCTCATCAGAGTAGCCACTGAAGTCATTGAACTCAATCTTATTGAAGCCCAGTGACTTTCCCCATGCGTCAAGTGAATGTCCACCATCTCGCATGGGGTCAGCCATCTGCGACAAAAGGAGAGTGTCCCGTATCTTGGAGAGTGGGATGTCGCAACCAAGTAATCTCTTCAGTACAGGTGCATCGAAGGACACACCATTGTGCATAATAATAATGTCAGCATTGTCTATGATAGGTTTGCAATGCTGCATGTTGTTAGGGGTGAAGGTGTAGATGCGGTCTTCATCAATGTCTTTTGCTACGACACAATAGATTTCTTTTGCGTCTAGGCTATCTGTCTCGATGTCAACTACAAGTCTTTTCATAATTTAATTAACTCCGCTTCCTCATATGGTACATGAAAGAACATCTCGCCTTTCATTATCTGTCCACCTTTTGCTTCCCTTACCTCTGACTTGGCTAGTGTCTCACCAGTAATACGCCATGCTTGTTGTAGGTCAGGACGTATGACGTAGAAGTGTAGTACACCTTTGTCGCCAACAGCATTGATAAGTTTATGTTTGCGGTAGGGTATCCGTATCTCTTTCCAATTAGGATTCCAGTCACCCTTCCATCCATACTTTATCTCCGCCTCAGAGTAGAACTTAGTATAGCCCACTTCACTCTTGATGTCAACAGAAAAGTCTTCATCGGTGTCAACTATTTCGTGACCGCATAGTCGCAGGTAATTTACTATGCAATCTTTTGCAGGTGCGTCTGATTTGTCGTAACGCTGACGACTAAATGGGATGTTCACCGAACCCACGATTGGTTTAAGTTTTGTCATAGTCCATATCCTCCGTCTGGTAGTTCGTCAAAGTCTTCTGCGTTGGGGTCATCAATCTCCTGCATACGTCCAGTCTCTCTGTCATACAGCAGGTATGCACCCACTCCTGTCTCACCTGCATAGCGGTTCTTCAGGACACGCACAGTGGTGGTGTTAGCAACGATAGGGTCGCTGGCTTGTTGGTCACGCTCCATAGCAATCACTGCATCACTCAACTGTGCGATACTGTGTGAGCCACGTAGCATGGACAGACTAATCTGCACACCTTGCTCCTGTCCCTTGTCACCATTGGCACGGCGTAGGTGGGACACAAGAAGCATACAGCACTGTGTCTCTTCAACCAGTGAACGCAGGGCAGTCATCATCTTGTCGATGTTACGGCGTTCGTCATCACCATCAAGACCTGATACAAGGATGGACAGGTGGTCAATGATAATGTAGCGGCAGTCCAATGCCTTAATCATGTATCGAACACGAGCCAGTATCTCATCCGTCTGGATAGAACCGAAGTGGTCAAAGGCAAACACACGACCAGTGCCTACTGTCGCCTGTTCGTATTGGGCAAGTTGTTCCTGTGAGATAGTGTCACGCACCTCCTCAATATACAGACGCTTGCTTGCCTCGACTGACATCAGATGGAAGATAGTCTGCTTGACATTCTCTTCAAGACTGATGATGCCGATGTTGCTGTCGGTATTGTTCAGTAGGTGATGTTCCAACTCACGGATGATGCTTGACTTACCAGCACCTGTGCCAGCAGTAAAGGTAACTAACTCACCTGTTCTCATACCATACAACATCTCATTCAAACCATTGTAAGGATATTTAACAGTCTCTTTATTATCCTTATCATATAGTCCTTCATAATTCTTTAGGTTAATAATACCTGCTGGTGTGTAAGGACGTGCTTCCCAGAACAGTTTGTTAAACTCTTCACGCTTGTTTGCCTTGATGTATTCGTTGGCATCCTTCAGCTTCATGCTCATAATCTTACACTTGTTAGGCTCAAAGATTTGTGCCACAGCTTCAGATGCCTTACGTCCATGCTCGTCATTGTCGAAACACAATACGATGTTCTCATACTGGTTGCAGTATTCAAACTGTTCTTTGATGTCACGGACTGCTGACTGTGCGCCATTACGGACGGACACAACAGCCCACTTGCTACCCATCATCTCGTAGGCAGACAGGGCATCGACCTCACCCTCAGTGATTGTAAGATACTTACCACCCTGTTGAAATAGGTGCTGACCAAACAAAGAAGCTTGTGACATAGCACCTTCGGCGTGGAAGTCTTTGTCTGGATGCCGCACCTTGTTGGCTACCTGCTGACCAGATTGATTGTGGTATGGATAGATTTGCTTGCCGTTGTCTACAGTCACGCCATAGAAACGACAGGTTGCCTCCGATACCTTGCGGTCATGTAGTGCTTGCGTCTGTCCCATAGACAGAGGACGATTACTGACCTGATGGTTGGTTTGAATACTCACAACTTTCTCTCCTGTGTTTGGTTTGTCGTATGTCTCGCACACAAAGCACCATGATGACCCGTCTTCATACAGCGCATTACCGTCTGATGAACCACACTTGTCACATGATGTGTGCTTAATTAGTTTTGATTTCATTTGTTCCACTTGCTACTCTCCACAAAATAATACTCTCCGATTGGCTCGTTGTCATCGTTGATGACCAGCCTATCATTACACAAAGCAGGATGAAAGTCCATAGCTTTTGCAAGAGTTTCTCTCAACTCCAGCCATTCACGTGCCGCTTTCTTGCTAGGTTGTTGGTCAATCTCGCATATGTTACTTGTCTTTTTGTTGTGATACATCATCAGATATTTCATTCTTTACTCTCCGCATTGCTTCCTTCATAGGTAGTTTAGAACCAAGTGTATTCTGCATCTTGATTGCTCTCTTACGTATCCGTCTTTGTTCTGTCGTCACTTTCATCTATCCATAACTCCTCTGTTAGCTTGTGTCGTTTCTGTCCGTCCCCGTCATAGTACCACTCACGTTTGTCGGGGTCAAGTTGAAATTTATTTTTATCATCAGTCATCATATTCCTTATCAGCTACGCTAAAGGCAAACTCTATCATGTCTCCATGAATATCATCAGTCTCTTCCTTTGCTAACTGCTTCGCTTCTTTGTGTGTATATCCTTCGTCTCTATACTGGTGGTATAGTTCACGGAAGAGGGTTCGCTTATCTTTCTCCCAAATGTTTTTAGTGTATCGTGACATCCATAAAAGTCCTTTCCATATCTGCAATCTCAATCTCCTCTGCATGGGATGTGCCATACATTAAGAAACCTAGTTCATCCTGTGACAGTTCAGTGAACACAACCTCTGGTCGCTTACCTTCCTGCCACTGACGTATCTGTGCATAGGTTACATTTAGTTCACGTTCTCTCAACGTATTAGAATAAATAGAACGTCTAATTATTTTCATTGATGTTCTCCTCTATCAGTATGGCATTACCATACACAAGGTTTGTTGCGTTCTCATAGTCGTCATTCAGCATATCTGTTGCCTCCTCATTCAGAGGTGCAGTTAAGTCTGGCTCATGTGCAATAAGCATATCTACACCCTTGCTTACATTGATAGACTTAAAGTCATTGCCAATGAAACCTTTGACCACAGCACGGCTGGGTCTATCATCGTCAGGTGCAATCCTTACTAGGATAGCTGTTGACTTAACGAACATGTCGGTTGCTCCACCACTCTGGCTCATCTCTTCCTTTCTCCCATTTTGCAAAGTATTCTTTGTCGTTGATGTAGTATGCTCTGTATGCGGTCACAGCATCATCGCATTTATATTCGTCAGGCATAGCCTGTGCAAACTCTGTGAGTTCACCACCCTGTTGAAGCAGTGGTTCTGGCGGACGCATCAGGCGAACACCATGCTCTGCCCATGACTTATGATACTTACCAAAGCGAATACGATACTCGCTGGCTAGTGCATGGAAGTGGCGGTATGCCCACAGATAATTAGCGGCTGTCTCTCTCACCCACTTGGTGCATGGATGATTGAGATGTGCTTGCTTATACATACCTTCTCTGGCTACGCCGTGTGCATGATGAGCAGTCGTTAGCATCTGCGCTAACTCCAGCACCATCTTTGGTATGTGTTTATCGCAGTGCATCTCTGCCGCTATGATTGGGTTGGTATCTAATACAAATATGTTCATGTCATTACCCGTCCTTTCCTAAATCCTTCTGGAATGTTTGAACCCTTTTTAATTTTCATGCTTGTTACACCATCAGTAACCCACATTGTTCCATACTGTGAGTTACCTTTTCCTTTTTGATGTATTGCGTTTTTACTACCTATTTTCTGTTTCGATTCCTCCTTGTGCGTTCTTCCTTTCCATACACCTTCGGGATATAATTCAGCAACTTTAGCCCTTCCCAAAACACCCACCTGTTTGAAGTGAGCCTTACAGAATGGTCTGGCATTTAGTCTGCGATGTTTCTCTCGATAACTTTCCTGTGACTCCTCACTCCAGTCGGCAAAAGAAACTCTAAGATTATTCTTATTGATGTAGTCCCATCCACCATTGCCGCCTTCATGCAAGTTATAGTGTGGATTCATATCTTGAATACATCTTTTCTCAAACTCAAATGCTTTATCCGAGTCATTGGCAATATACAAAATACTTTTACTGAAAGCATTGCGTCCATATTTTATGATAGCCTCTTTCAATAACTTACCTGAACCAAGATAATCATCAAGAGGAAAAGTTGTTTTGTGATAACCAATATAGAACTCGTCATTCACAAGATTGGTAGTCTTATATACAGTATAATAAATAGGCATGGTATTTAATCCCATCTGTAAAATACGTGGTCGTTGATACGCACTACATAACGCTTATGCGAAGCCCACGAGGGTGTTACCTCTGTAGCATGGTAATGTGTAGCACCATCCAAGAACCCCTCTGTATGACCTCGCAGGACAATCTCAGCTATACCTAGAGAATACTCCCACGCTCTTTCATCTTCAGGCTTGTCACTCTTACCATCACAATACCAACTGAATTGACATCGGTCACGGACAGGGTTGTCCATCCAGTGTCGTCCCTGATGCACAACGTCACAGACATTATCAGGGAAGCGGTCATCAACTACTCTGTTCATTACAACCTGTGCGACAGCCAGCTGACCTACGCTAGGTTGATTCCTTGCCTCATGATATACATTCATAGCAAGACATACAAGTGCTTCAGCAAACATTAGTCAAAATACTTTTTAATAGTTTCAATCTTCTCGTCTGCTTCTGCAATCTTACACACCTGCGTTTCGATTGCTTCCACAATATCAGGATGTTCCCCAATACCTACAGACCTGTTGAGGTAGACATTGATGTTAGCTTGTGCCACAGCAATCTCTCCTTCTAATTTTTTAATCAGTGCTTCCAGCATTTTCAATCTCCTTTTTTAGTAAAAGTTCTATAGCTATACTAGCTAATTTATTCTTGACGTTCTCGTCCATTGATAGTGTCAGCATGGCTGAACCATCATCGTAATCCTGAACATTAACAACTTCAAGAGTTCCAAATAAACTCATGCTCCCACTCTCTTCCAAGTCTGTCTTGGCTTGTTGCTCTAATAGTTTTGGTTTTTTCGTAGACATATTTATTCTCCGATACTTTAGTTTTCTTCCAGTGTGATAACACATTGTCACCATACCATTCCTTGAACATACCTCTGTGCTTACTAGCCATCCTTCGTAATCCTTTCTGATGTTGGTATCTTTTCGATTGTTTGTTTAACAAAATCTATACCAGTAATTTCTTTCCAGTTCCAGTGGACAGGATGTGGTGTGTCTTTCATAGGCACATCAATCCACATCTCTATCCGATACTGGTGGGTCTTTTCTTTTGTAACTGCCTTTGCCCTTACGGGGCTTGACTTTTTTCGGGGCATACCTTCTATCCTTCAGGGCTTTCGCCATCGGGTTTCTCTTGGTCATCGCTCTGCTCCAGCTTTACATCGCCATTGTCCACGACCAGTTTGAAGTTAGACCTACGCTCTAATGCGGCAAGGTCTTTCTCCTCCATCTGTGTTTCGTATGTCAGGTCAACCACATTGTAGGCATCGTCAGGCATAATGTCTTTCAGACTGCCTTCGTCACCTTCGAGTTGTCGCACTGCTACATACTCCAACCACTCTATTGGAATAGGTGCATCACCCAACATCAAGAACCAAGGCAACTGCCCCACGTTCTTAACATCTTCGTCATGGAAATCAATAACAAAGTTAATTGAGTATCTCTGTAGTTTTAATTTGTCAGCCATCGGCTACTTCCTTTTTACAAAATTATATAAGTTAATCAATGCGTTAAGCCATACACCAAGCATGATTACAATCTCAGTGTAACTGATTGCGTTAGGTAGTTCAGTCATTTCTCAATCCTTTTCAATCGGTGATAGAGTAAGGCGGCTTTGCGTCTTTCTTCATCAGTCAGTTTAGTATCTGCTAACTTGTCATGTATAGCACCACCCAATAGTTTGGACAGTAGTTCTACATCGAAGTCAGAGAACACAGCATTAGTTTTTCTTTCAGTCATCTTCATGCTCCGTATCTTCTACAGTAAATCTAACATACCTCACACCCTCCATAACTTCTGTTACTTCCCAGTCCCAGTGTGGGCAGGTGTTCAGCCATTCGTAAAATTCTTTTAAAGTCATTTCAAATCCAGTTCTAGTTGGTCATCAATCATTTGTCCACCACAGGCGGCATAACCTGCAATGTCAATCCAGCTGTCCTCGTGGTCAGGTGTCTCCATAAGGCGAGCAATCTTTAGTGCAGTCATACACAGGATTGCTTCCGTAGGTGTCACCTCTTTGTCTAGTATCACAGACCATAGGCTTGCGATACGCTGGTGGTTTTCAAGAACAGTCCCGTAGTCCTGCCCTCTTGCAATCACAGCATCCATTGCTGTCTGCAATACAACATCTTTCTTCATTACATTTTTTCCTGCTTCTATAATTTCTTCTATGGTTCGG